AACAGCGTGAATATTTACCAGGAGACTTTACGTGGTGTTATCTAGGCGTCTCGGTAAAAGTATATTGTCGCGGTGAATCCGCACAAGAAGATCTAGAAAACTTACTAGTAGACTTAGAAACTGTTATAGATGCTAATCGTGTATTGGTATATGACGCAGACAAAGGATACGAGACCACCGAAATATTGATTAGTTCAATAACAACCGATGAAGGACTACTAGCTCCTTATGCGGTCGGTGAAATTAACCTACAAGTGCGATATTCGCAAATGTAACCAAGTAGTGTATGAGTACTAAAGCAGATAAATATCTAGTAGGTGTACTCCATTATACTATAAACCTAAAAAGGAAAGATTATGGCATTAAATTTAGTTCGTAATAGTAGAGTATTCTTCACTACAGACGTTAATAGCATTACAGGCGTAGTAGATACAGGTGCTTTAGAAAGCGCTAAAACCTGGGAAATTCAAGTTCTGGATGGACTGACTTTCTCACAAAACACAAACCAAGAAACAGTAAACATCAACGAAGCCGGTAGCGCCCCTGTTCGTGGTCAACGCAGCTTCAACGTTAGTTTAGCTCCAGTTGACTTCTCTATGAGTACGTATATGCGTCCACGCATGGGTACAACAAACGTAGAAGCAGAAGAAAGCGTATTATGGGGTGCACTATCAAGCACTACCGGAGACGGCTGGACGGCTGGCGATACTAATTCTACTGTGGATTTTGATAGCAGCAATGCACACCAACTACAAAAATTTGGTTTAATTATTATCCTAGATAACGTTACTTATGTTATTGATGATTGCGTGTTAACACAAGCAACAATTGATTTCGGTATTGATGCTATTGCTACAATTGCTTGGACTGGTCAAGGCAAAACCCTTCGTAAATTAAGTACTAATGCTACAGCAGCAGCAGGTACATTTGGTGGTGGTTTAACAGGTTCTTACACTCAGAAAAATACTAGCGCACCGTTTATTGCTAATAAGCTAAGCACTGCTACTGTTTCTCGTGGCGGCACTACTTATCAAGTAGCTATTACTGGTGGTAGTTTAACTATCAACAATAACGTTACGTACTTAGTACCAGCTAACTTAGCGGTTGTTAACCAGCCAGCTACGTACTTTACAGGTACTCGCGCTATTAGCGGCAGCTTAAATGCATACCTAAAAACCGGCGGTACAACAGACACCGGCGCCCTGTTAGCATCCATGTTAGCAGACACAAGTAACGTTGAGCCTAATTTTAGCGTACAAGTTGCAATTGGCGGATCTACAAACAGCATTAAAGTTGCACTAGATATGCCAACAACTATGTTGACAATTCCAACAATTGACGTTCAGCAAGTTGTTTCTACTACAATTAACTTCACGGCTCAGGGCTCTACAGGTGGTACAGCTGGTAGCGCTTACGACATTAGCGCTACTAACGAATTAACTGTTAAGTACTACGCAGCTTAATTTAGTGTAGTTTTTACACAAGGAGTGGCTTGATCACCACTCCTACTTTTTCATTATATAATAGGATAAAAATCCAAAATGGCAAATATTTCCCTTAAAACTCTTTTAGTACCTTCAAAAACAGTAGAAGTAGAATACCCTGGGCTAGTAGGCTTTAAAGTAAAAGTAAGCTTCTTATCCCGCGAAACCTTGGTAAACATTCGCAAGAAGGCTACAAAAACTTCTTTCAAAAATCGTCAACCTGTTGAAGAATTAAACGACGAGTTATTCTTGCAGCTTTACGTTAAAGAATCTATTCAAGGCTGGGAAGGTTTAAAGCTTTCTTATCTTGAACAACTTGCACCGGTTGACTTAACTGGGCAAGATCCAGAAGCAGAACTAGAGTACTCAGAAGAAAACGCACTGTTCTTGATGAAAAATTCATCAAACTTTGATGCCTTTGTATCAGAAACGGTTACTGATCTGGGAAACTTTCAAACGAGCAGCGACAAGAAATAAATAGAATGCTTGAGTCATTTTTTCAGAATATGTCTGCTAAAATGACCAAGGACTTATATTTTGAAATGTGCGCAGCTCTTGGAACTGAACCTAATGAGTCTGAAATCCCTGTTGAAATCGACGACTTCCCAGAAGAGGTTCAGGAAGCCATTAATGTATACTACAAATTGCGAGATGAGTGGGACACTATGAACGGTGTTTACATGGGCAAAAGTTATACAGGCCTAAGTGATATTCTAGATATACTAGAAATACCGAAGCAAGATCGAAAGTATGTGTTGGAATGGGTGTCTATTATGGATGCCGCAAGGTCAAAAATGCTTGAAGCACAACGACCAAAATCAACTACAAAATGAAACCCCGTAGGAGAAATCTTACGGGGTTTTTCTTTGCCTAAAAAATTCTGGTATTGACTTTCCAGACCTTAGGTGATATAATAAGGTGGATGTAGAAAATACACATGAATTTTAAAAGCTTTAATTAGCTTTGAATATGATTCCTAATAGGAGAAACTATGTCAGGAACAAATATAAAGATTGGTGTTGTTGTCGATGATGGCGGCAGTACCAAAAAAGTAACCAATGGAGCAGAACTACTAGCTAAAGGTCTTGATGGCGTAACCGCTTCGGCTACTAGAGCTAGTGCTGCTGTTAAAGCTGCAATGGCTCCAAGTGGTGGGTCAAAAACAAAAGAAGCTTTAAAAAATGCCACAACACCTACACAAGAAGGTCTAGAATATGGGCGTGCCCGTGCTGCTGTAGGTACTGGTGCTGCTGGGCGAGATTTTGCAAATCAGGCTCAAGGTCTTGGCGGGTTAGTTCGTTTATATGCTACTTACGCTGCTAACCTATTTGCTGTTAGTGCGGCTTTTCGCGCATTGAGCGAAGCCATGGACACATCAAACATGGTTAAGGGGCTAGATCAGTTAGGTGCCGCAACGGGTAGAAATTTAGGTGGTTTAAGTAAGCGTTTGGTAGAGCTTACCGATGGTGCAATCAGCTTCCGCGAAAGTATGCAAGCAGTAGCCCAAACCACTAGCGGTGGAATGAGTTCAAAAAATATAGAGCGTTTGGCTTTGGTTGCTAAAAATGCAAGTATGGCCCTTGGTGTATCTATGCCGGACGCCATAACTCGTTTAAGTCGTGGTATTACTAAGCTTGAACCTGAACTACTGGACGAACTAGGTATTATGACTAAAATTGGTCCTGCTACCGAAATGTATGCTCGTCAAGTAGGTAAAGCTGCCAGCCAGCTAACAGATTTTGAAAAACGTCAAGCTTTTGCTAACGCTGTACTAGCTGAAGGTGAAGAAAAGTTTGGGGTATTAGGTGCTTCAGCTGCTAATCCATACGATAAACTATTAGCTTCATTAAAGAACGTATCTCAGGCAGGATTAGAGGTAGTAAATAAGGTACTGGGCCCTCTTACTTCAATACTTGCCTCTAGCCCAACAGCGCTCGCAGCCGCAATAGCAGCAATAGGTATAGCACTAGTAAAACAAGCTTTGCCGGCTATTGGAGAGTTTAAAGCAGGTTTGGCCGCAGCTGCTGACAAAGCAACACAGCTATCTGTTAAAAAAGCCGAAGATGCTGCTAATGCTCGCACAAAGATTAATGCCAAAATCATTGCAGATGCAGAACAGCGCGCTTCAGATGAGGTTAATGCTGTTGATAATGCAGAAGCAAAAATCGCCCAATTACGCGATGCCGGATATAAAAAGAATAGTTTAGCCGCAAAGTTACTATCACAAGACTTAGAAGATATAAAAGAAAAAGATCTTAAAAAGCAAGAAGCTATTGCAAAAGGCCAAGCAACAATGGCCAATAAGTTAGCTACTGAAGGCGGAGACCCTGCTGCCATAAAAGCTTTAAGAGTACAGTCTGATGCTAATATGGAAGTTGCTGCGAGCCTTCGTGGTGCAATTAAAGCACATGAAGATTACAAGGTAGCAGTAGATAACGCTATAAAAGACAGTGAAAAAGCGGCTAAGGGCCACAGTATATATGGACTAACAGTAGAGGCGGCTAGAAAAGCACAAGATGCTTCTACAAAGAAAAGCATCATTAGTAATGCTGCGTATAATGGAAGTCTTATAGGTATGAATGGTGCCTTTAAGTTAATGCAAGCAGATATTGAAGCTTCTGGTCTTTCGTTAAGTAAGTGGGAAACCAGAATCTTAAAAGGCAAGGCTGGTTTAGCCATGTTTGTAGGCGTATTAGGTACTGTAGGTGGTGCAATTAGTTCCGCATTAAACTGGATAGGACTTATCACAGCCGCAGTAGGCATGCTAGACATGTGGTGGAGCAAAAACGCCAAAGACATGGAAACATTTAACAGTGCAATAACATTGGTGAATGATTCAGTTGAAAATGCTTCAAGAACTATTGATGTATTAAATAAAAAGGGTGGTTACTCTAACTCAACCATTGAAGGTATATCCGCAATGGCAAATGCACTAAATGAGTTGGCAACCTCTGCGGAAGCTGCCGTTAATGCAGCTACCAAAGCCAAAGCATCCATGGGTGTTTGGGATAAAATCAAAAACTCATTCTTTAGTGCTTTTGGTGGTGGCGTAGATAAGAATTTAGCTAAAGCTCTTAGCGTTGATGTTGAAAGTGCGTTAAATATTTTACGTCGCTCCGGACTAGGTGATAAAGCTGAGTCTACATTTAAATCATTACTAAACGTAGAAGCATTAGATGTAGAAACAGTTAGAAAAGCTATATTAGGTTTGTCTGAAGACGGACTACAAAAGTTTGTAGTTGGGTTTAATAAAGCCAATACAGAATTAAATAATGGTAGCTCAAGACTTAATAGTTTTAAAACTGCCACGGAAAATACTACTAAAGCATATCAAGACTTTATCGTATCAACTGCAAATACTAACCCAATGTTTAAGTTAGGTGCTTCATTAGAAAACCTAACCCAAACCATGTTAGTTTTACAAAGTGAAGGTGTAGATGAACTAAAAGCAGCAATGCTAGACTTGGAAAAGTCTCCTGAAAAAGCTGCATTGTTTGGTGACGCTTTTGTAGATAGATTAGTTGAAATAAAAGAAGGTTTCCAAGATCAAGCAACAGCTGTTGGAGCCTATACTAATAGACTGTCTGAGTTAAATGCTGAAATAGAAAAGAATAAATCAATTTTACCAAAAGGTTATGACTTTGAAAAAGATCCAAGTAAATTAGCCGTTGGAGGTACTGCTGGACAGTCTACTGCTATTAATGCGTTAAAACAGCTATCCAAAGACAAAAAAGTAATTGAGAATACGCTAGACTTACTACCAAAAGATAAGATCGTTGCCGCTAAAAATCTATTTAGTGAAGGCATTAGTGCTGCATTTAAAGAGTCAAGTAGGCTAATGGACGTAGCTCTAGGTCAAAGTGCTGAAAAAGCTGCTATTACTATAGGTAAAGCAAAATTAGCTGGACTAACCGGCGAAGAACGCGCAAAAACAGAATCAGCATTAAATCAGCAAGAGTTAATGCTAAGAGAAACAGCTATTAATACTAACATTGATCTAATACTAAGTCAGGAACGTTTAACCGCAGCTATAGATTCTAGCACAGCAGAGAGTGCTCTATCTAGAGCAGAAGCCAAAGGATTAAAGGGTCCAGAACTACAGGCATTTAAAGACCAGGCAGATGCTGCTAACTTATTTAAGGACTTACTTGGCAAAAAAGGCGGCAAAGTAAACCTTGGTAATATTACTGCACAAGAAGGTGATACTGTTGGGGCTATGGTTATGGCAAAAGCTATGCCAGTGCGTCAGCGTTTAGCACAACAACAAGCATCTTTAACAGAACTTGGTGGCGAAAAAGGTGCCGAAGCTGTTCGTGGAAAAATAGCAGAAGAAGCCGGAAGATTAGAAGATACACAAAAACGTCTGGGACTAGAGGCATCTATAACCCAGGTACTGCAAGCTAGACAGAGTATAGTTGCTAGTATAGTGGGTATTGCCAGTGAGCAATCAATTTTAGATCAGAATGAGTTAGATCGTAAATCTTTAACTAACAAACAGCTATCAGAAATTTCTGCTATTAATACAGCCATTAAAAATGCAACCAGTGATACAGAGCGCGAAAAGCAAAAAGGGTATAAAAACCTAATTTTACAAAAACAAGTAGAAGAAGATACTAATTTAGCTCTACAACAAAGACAAAGACTACTAAGCTTAGAGTTGGATAGTATTAATAAGAGATACGAAGTAATTAGAGTTACTCGTGAATTAGAAAATACCAAACAAACAGGTAGATTAGATGTACTAAACCAAGAGTTAGCCTCTTATTCTAAATTATATGAAATGTCCGAGGGTTTCACAAATACTCAGCAATTTATTGTTGATAAAAAGCGTACTGAATTAGAGGCTACTAATGCTATTAGAGCGGCAGAAGAGTCTATGCAGCAGAAACGCGATGAAGCCGATGCCAAGAAGAAGGCTCTAGACCCAACTTCTACTACCTTTGTGGCGGATACGTTAGTCATAGATCAAGAGCTTACTAGACAGCAAAAATTAACGGATGCAATAATAGCTACAGCTAATGCACAAAAATCATCTAAGCTAGATATATTGAACATCGTAAAACAGACAAACATAGAGCAAGAAAGATATAATCAATTAATAGCAACTTCAGTTACTTTTGCCGATTCATTAAAGTCAGTATTTGGTGATTTAGGAGAAAAAGTTGGCGGATTTACTTCCGCTCTAACAGAAGTAACTGCACAGACAGAGAAAAATGCTGCTGCAATGAAATTAGCTGGAAAAGCTAAACAAGCTGCTTATGATAGCCAAGACGTCGAGCAAATAGCTGCAGCAGAAGCTGGTTATGATGCACAAAAGCGTAAGTCGCAAAAAGATGAGCTTAGTGGCAACTTAAAGTTAGTATCTTCCGCTAAGACTATGTTTAAGGAAAAAACTTTAGCATATAAAGCTCTAGATAAAATAGAAAAAGCAATGCACTTATATCGCCTAGCAATGGATGCTAAAGAATTAGCTTTCAAAATAGGTAATATGATAATGGGTACTACAGCTAAAGCTGGTGCTGAAGCTGCTGATACTGGTCTGACTTTTGCTGGTGTTGCTGCTCGTTTACCAGCATATGCTGCAGAGATATATGGTAAAACTATTGGTCAGTTGGGCCCAATAGCCGGGCCCGCTGTTGCAACAGCTTTGGTAGCAGCTATGTTTGGTTTATTTGGTAAGGGCGGAGGTGGCGTTGCTACTTTTGTACCTAATGCAGAGCAGCGCCAAGAAACTCAAGGTACTGCAATGGGATATGATTCTCAAGGCAATAAAGTTCAAGTACGTCGGGGAGTATTTGGAGATACAGAAGCTAAATCAGAGTCGATCGCTAATTCTTTAGAAATTATCAAAGACAATAGTGTAGACGGACTAAGCTACGATAATCGTATGCTTGAGCTACTTACAAGTATTGACAACGGTATTAATAGTGCTGCAAAAGGTATATTCAATATCCAAGGCTTACGTAGTGGTAGTATGTTTGGTACTGTAACAGGCACACAAAGCGGCGGCGGTTTACTAGGTACGGGTTTCTTGGCCAGTAAAACAAGTCGAAATATTACTGATAGTGGTCTACTAATTGAAGGTACCTTCGCACAACTTGCTAGTGATACAAATAAATCTGTATTAGACTTTTTTGAACAAGTTACTGTAAGCAAGAAAAATTGGTACGGCAAAACAAAAACTTGGGTTGAAACATACCGCAAAGAAGTTGATGATGCTACTTCTGAATTCTTTCAAGATATTTTTGGTAACGCTACTGAAATGTTCATTGAAGTAGGCAGCAAAGCAGGCATCAATGCACAGGTAGTAAATCAAGTATTAAACAATTTAGATCTTGGTCAGTCTTTTGCTAGTTTACGCGGACTAAAGGGCGAAGAGTTCCAAACAGAGCTTAGCGCTATTATTGGCAGTGTATTGGACGATGCTAGTTCCAAAATTTTTACTAGTTTTGAAAGCTACGCAAACTTTGGTGAGGGTATGCTAGAAACGGTTATTCGTGTTGTTGATACCAACGACAAGATAAACCAACAAGTAAAAAATCTGGGTATAAACATTGCTCCACTGGGTTTTGCTATCACCGAGTCGCTTGCCGATCTTGCTGGCGGTATGCAAAACTTCATAGATCAGAGCAACTATTTCAGAGAAAATTTCCAAACAGAGGCAGAACGTTTAGCGCCTACACAGAAAGCTGTTATTAAGCAGTTAGCTGCTATGGGATACGCTAGTGTAGATACAAAAGACGAATTCAAAGCTTTAGTAAAAAGCTTAGACCTTACTAACGATAATGCTCGTCAGACGTATCAAAGCTTAATGGATTTAGCTCCAGGATTTAATGATGTAATAGAAGGTATAACTAATGGTCTAGCTGATACAAAAGCCGGATTAGAAGACACTGTTTCTTCTTTTAGCGACTTTGCTAAAAATATTAAAGCTTTCCGTGAAAGTTTAATATTAAGCGCAAGCTCAACAGCTACCCCACTAGAAAAGTATGCAGAAGCAAAAACCCAGTTCGAGTCAACTTATGCACTAGCCCTGACTGGTGATAAAGATGCTATGAACAAGGTTACTAGTTCAGCTAATACTTTACTAGACCTAGGTAAATCATTGTACGCAAGTAGTGATGAATACTCTAATCTGTTTAACTATATTTCCGAGAAGCTGAGTTCCGCAGAAATCAGCGCTTTAGCTAGTGTAGACGTTGCCCAACTTCAGCTAAATGCTCTCGATAGTTCAGTTAGCTTATTGTCTGAAATTGCAGCTAATACTGCAGCAACAGCCGGCATCACAGCGCACGCCGCAGGAGGCTACGCCTCAGGCTGGGCACTAGTCGGTGAACGTGGGCCAGAAATGGTTAACTTCTCTGCTCCTGCTCAAGTATACACAGCGGATCAAACTGCTGGTATGTTTGCTCCAAACACTGGTATGGCTCCTGCAATCGGTGCAATGGTAACAGAAATCAAACAGCTTCGTCAAGAAGTAGTACAGCTGAGAAAAGATCAACAGAAACAAACTGGTGATATTATTATCAGTAATTACGATGCTCTACAAAAATCCTCTGAAGAAATTGCAACAGCAGTTGTAGAATCTTCTCAAGATACTGCGTGGACAGCTCGTTCAAAATCCGAAATTAAGTAAGATAGATAAGGCCTCGAAAGAGGCCTTATTCTAAAAGGCTTATTAAGTCTTTTAGAATAAACAGAGAGGCAAAATAATGAATAATTATCAGGCTTGGTTAGAAACACCGGGTGTAGTAAGAATAGCCTTGGCACAAGTGCAAGGGCTTGTCGGCGGAACACTAACAACAAGGTACATTTCTACACATGGAGTTACTATAGACGGTATACAGTATTCACCAATAATTAAAGGCACAATCTCCATAGACGAATCATTATCGCTTAACTATACTTCTAGTATTAGTTATGGTGACATTGAACTAGCCAATAATAATGGCGAATACGATAGTTGGCTAGAAGATATATGGAGCAACAAACCAATACAAATATACGTAGGAGCAATGCCAGCGCCTGGCACTACTTCCACAATAAGTGACTTTGAGTTAATTTTTAGTGGTCTAATAGATGACGTGGATTCTAAATCTCGCGGTTCACTGAACCTAAAAATACGCGATAAACTGGAAAAGCTAAATACCAGTGTAAGTGAGGCACTTCTTGGTAATTATAACCCACAAGGTTTAACCCCATATACTAATCAATATCAAAATAGTTTAAAACCACTATGCTATGGAGAAGTACACAACATAACTCCACTGTTAACTGATCCAGCTCTATTAGAATATATGGTCAACTTGGAAGCGGTAGAGCAAATCATAGAAGTCCGAGATAATGGTGTTCCAGTAGCGTTTACCACTTCCGGCACTATAACAATACCTCCAGGTAGTTTTAGACTGTTAAAAACTCCAATAGGTACTATAACTTGTTCTGTACAAGGTATGAAACGTACTGTAAATGTTACAAGGGATTATACTCAAGATTCCGTGTCTAACACTTATACAAATACTGCTAGAAATATTATTTTAAGTATCCTTAAACTGACTGGACAGACATTAGATTACTCTGAAATAGACCGAGTTAGTTTTGGTCCAGAAGAGGCTACGCTTGGTACTCAAGCCGTAGGTTTATATCTAACAGATAGAACAAACATATTAGCTATCTGCCAAGAGCTGGCTAAAAATTGCGGCTTAGTGTTATGTACTACCAGATTAGGTGAGGTAAGATTAGTAGAGTTATCTATACCCACAGAAGCAACCATTGATTTTGCAAAGTACGTGGAAGCAAATCCTGATTTGTATTATTACTGGAGTACGGATCTATCCTTACACGGCGTGTCGAAACGAGAATATGGCTATCTTCACTACTATCCCTTTGGTCTGTCAGAAGGCAGAACTATTACCAGATTTGAGATCACAGAATCTGATCTGTTGCTAAATACTTTAGGTATATCGCAGCGACCCGAAGTTGTAGCAGGTGTTAAACTTGGTTATGCTAAAAACTGGACGATTCAAAATAACCTAACTACTGCTATACCGCAACAACACAAAGATATGTATGCAACTGAGTGGTTGGAAAGCATACAAAAAGACGACACAGTAAAAACCAACTATTTAGTTAGTGTGGAACCTACACTAGAAAGTACTTATCTTATTGATAAAACTCAAGCAGATGCAGTTGCTCAAAAGAAACTTGATTTATTTAAAACACGTAGAAAAGTACTAACAATGACTTGTACTGCTAAATTTTTATCCCTACAAGTAGGTGATGCTATTAAATTAACCGCATCAAGATTTGGTTTAAATTCAGGCTCTTTTGGCCGAGTAGTTTCCACAAAACCAAACTGGTTACGTGGAACAATTGAAATAGGAGTGTTAGTCTAATGGCAGACTTATTAAACGATAGAAACGAACTACTATACACAGCTCCTAGTAGAGTAACTGGTGCAACGGTAGCTATAAGTTCGGGAGTTGCAACAACTCTGGTTGTTCCTAAAGGAGCAACTGTTACGACTCCAAGCAGTTTATCCTTACAAGCTAATACTGCTGGATATGTAACTCCAAGCTTTTCATGGAGCTATAGATTTAGTGATACTGGTGGCTGGACAAATATATCAGGCACAGCAAACACAATTACTTTTGCTTGTGATGCGGCTTTTTTAACAGCAGCAGGCACTAATACACTAGTGCAATTCAAGGTAGATGTGATAGAAACAAGCGGTATTCTAGGTGTTAATGGTTCGTCTTATACACTTGCCCTACCTATTTTGCGTGAAGGTGAAAATGGAACTAGTGGTATTAACAATATTGTGCTGTATTTATACCGTCGCACAACTGCAAACATTATTCCAGAAGTAATTACTACTGGTAATACTACTTATACATTTTCTTCCGGTCAGGCAGTTGGGCAGCCTAGTGGTTGGTCCCAAGCTGTACCAGGTTCAGCCAGTGGCTCTTATTTATGGCAAATACAAGTAGTAGCGGCAAGTGTTACTAACTCTTATGCTTTTGCTAACACACTATGGTCTACTCCAATCTTATTTGCACAAGACGGATCTGCGGGTGCAGATGGTTATAACTCTGCACAAGTCTATGCCTACCAACGCTCAGCAACTGCATTAACCAGTAATCCAGGCACTGTTGACTATAGTTTTACCACCGGTACAATTACAACAGCTACGCTAGCTAATAGTTGGTCAAAAACTATACCTGCTGGAACAGATCCCCTATATGTAACACTAGCTACCGCGTATTCAAAAACGTCCGGCGATACTATTCAGGCCAGCGAGTGGGCAGCCCCAGTACTGCTTGTGCAAAACGGTGCGGATGGTACAAACGGTATTAATACTGCCACTGTATTTTTATATGCAAGAAATAGTAACTCTAGTACCGCACCTACTTTAGATACCGCAGGCTCTATTACTTATGCTTTTGCTACTGGTGTAATAACTGGCATTATACCTACCGGTTGGTATACTACCTTACCAGCAGAAGCTAGTGGTAGTGTAATATGGGTAGTACAAGCTACTGCAGCAGCTAATACTACTACAGATACTATAGCTAATACTGAGTGGGCCGCTCCAGTAATACTTGCACAAAAAGGTATTGATGGTACCGCAGGTATTCGTGGAAGTCGTCAACTATATTCCACCACTCCTGGATATAGTGCTGCATACACCTATAAAGGTAATACTGCAGGAGCAGCCAGCTATGCTGTTAAAGCCACTGATTTAATAGCAGCAGCCGTAGCAGGTTCTATACCTACTACACCGATTCAAGGGGATACAGTAACGTTTAGTGGAACAAGTTACGTCTATACAATTACTTTTAATGGTACAACCTGGGTGACCCCAGGAACAGTTATTGATGGTAGTTTATTAGTAACAGGTTCAGTTACTGCTGCAAAAATTAATTCCAATGGTTTAAGTATTAAAGATGGTGCGGGGGCCACTATACTCGATGCGGGCAATAGTACAGTAAATTCTACCTTAAGTATTAGTCCTGTAACGGGTGCAGGGTTTCGTGCTGGAGACTTGACTTGGAATTCTACAGGTGAACGTACTGGAGGCAAAGGTGTGGCAATAACCCCTGGTGGGTTACTTGGCCATAATGGTACTAAAACCACGTTTGCTATAGATGCCAATACTGGGGACGTTGAATTTTCTGGTAATATTGATGCAGCCTCAATAACAACTGGTAAAATTACGGCGAGTCAAATTGATAGTCGTGGGCTCGATATACGTGATAGTAGTAACAATGTTATTTTAGCTGCCGGAACTCCCTTAGCTACTTCCTACTTAACTAATGCAAGTTTTGCTCCGTATTATCACTACGATTTTAATGATAATACTGAAGGATTTACTTTAAGTGGTGTAAATCATTATATAAGTAATAGTATTCTTGGTATTACAGCAACTACTGGCGACCCTATTATAGAAACTCCTAATATAAATATGAGAGGCGATGTTTACCATATTATTCGTATTAAAATTAGACGTTGGGGCACAGGTTTAGGTAGCTGGGATGGAGGTATTTTTTATAGTACTACTACTCATGGGTATAGTGAAAGCTATAAGGGACAAGTGCCTTATATAGAATCAGGGGATACTAGCTGGCACATACTTGATATTGATATGCACAACCAAGGGCTTGGTGCCCCAGATTGGTTTAATAGTACGATTACTAAAGTACGGTTTGATTTTGGCGGTGCTGTAGGAGATGTGTTTCAGATTGATTGGATTGCTTTTGGTAGATATACTACTGCAAGTAAAATAGATTCTAATAATATTAGTACTTATATTGCAGACTTGGCTGTTAACACACTACAAATTGCAGGAACGGCTGTAACATTACCTGTGGGGGCAACTGCTGCTGGTAGCGGGGCAAATGCTTCAATATCGCTTGATGCCGGCACAAAAGTTTTTATATCTGGGTATGCTGGAGGAACATCCACCCCTGAAGGTGTGCTTGCCGGAACAACCAGAACAACATCTATTATTGTCTCAGGAGCGGCATCAGGAACTTTAGCATCCATTGTTATGGGTTATGTAGGTATGTTTGATGGTACGAGTTCTATTAATTACCCAGCTGCATGCCCAATTATGGCTATTTATACAGCTCCAGTAACTGGGACGTATACTTTTACAGTTACATATTCTAGAGGCGCCGGACCAACTGGCGTTCAAGTAATAGGATTAAAAAGATGAACTTTGTTGTTTACGAATTAAAAACAGGAAAAATTTTTCAATCAGGTTCCTGTGATGATAGTCAGTTTGATATTCAAAGGGTTCCTGATGGGTACGCAATATTGCCGATTGAAGCTGACCCGTTTAATCAATATATTGAAAATAACCAAGCAATCTCAATGTCTGAAAAGCCAGCTGACTGGTACATTTTTGATTACAGTTTAAAAAAATGGGCTGATCCAATTTCTCCGGAACAAAAATATAAAACTCAAGCTGAAAAAATAGTTAATAGTAGGAACTTTTTACTTGAAAAATCTGACTGGACTCAAATACCTAATAACGCTTTAACTATTGGGCAGCAACAAGCATGGGCAGATTATCGTCAACAACTTCGAGATATTACCTCTCAAGCTGGCTACCCTTTTGAAGTAGTTTGGCCGGTATCTCCACAAGGATAATATATGGCACAAAACAACTTAAGAATAGTTAGCAATAATTTGGTAACGCAAGTAAACGCTTCAACTACAGCAAAAAGTCTTAATGACTATAAATCGCAGTATGATACAGGCACCTCATTTACCATTACAACCGGGCCCTTAACAGGGCCAATCGCTATAGTTGCAATGCTAGCAGAAACTACTGGCGCAGTAACCATGACCGTGACCGGTCAAACCGCTGTAACTGAGGCCACTACCAGTAACTATACTGGTCAAACGGTTGGTTTTGGTGGTGGCAAGTATATTGCAAAATACTTTACCCCCGCCGCAGGAACTACCGGCTTTACCGTAACGTTTTCTACCAACGTAAAAGTTTCCAGGTTTATAGTTGGAAACTACTGGTCTCCAAAATACAACACTGGTTTTGGTGTTCAAACAGGTTGGGAAGATGCAACAACAGTTGAGCGACTACAGAGTGGAGATCAGTACGTTACAGTTTCTCCAAGAAATCGAACTCTACAGTTTGACTTGCAGTACATGGATGAATCAGACAAGTTTACACTGTTTGATATAACCAGATCTCTGGGTAAAACTCGACCAATATTTGTATCAGTATTTCCAGAGGACAGCGATCAACAAAAAGAACAAATGTATTCAATATATGGCAGACTTGCTAGCCCACCAAATATTGCACACACTATGTTTACAATGTACTCTAGCTCACTTCAATTAGAGGAAATTTAATAAAATACCTACCCCAAAAGGGTAGGTATTTTTTTGTGTTGTCAACAGTATGCTCTTATGATATAATAGTACAAATTATTTATGGGTATTCGGTTTTTCTTGGCTACCGACCCTAAACCGTTAAAATCACGGAATTTCCCAAAACCATTGAATACAGCACTAATATCCTGCTAGTACGTGAGGAGACTTATTAAATGTTAGAAACAAACCCAGAGAGTGTGATTCAAGTCCTCGGTAGTATAGCTTTGGCAGTTATTGTGGTTTTTGTAAGTGCACAGAAACTTCTTAAAGATTGGCGAAGCGGTAGTGCAGAAGGCTCCGTTATTACTTTAATGCATACTGAATTGGAGCGTATGGCTGAGCAGAATACTCAGCTAAGTACAGAACTAGGTCGCTTGCATGGTGAAGTAATTGCACTTAATCAACAACTACAAAAATTAACCGTTGAAAATCAACGACTGCAGTTAGAGGTTGTGGCCCTAACCCGCGAAGTAACCAGACTGCAATCCGTGCTACATAAAGGAGAACTAAATGGCAGCACCAATTAAATTAAATTTAAAAATATATCAGGGCAGCACATTTCGTCAAGTATTGCGTTGGGAATCGGCTACAAAAGTATACGTTCCAATTACAAATATATCAAAGAGCGCTCCTGTGGTAATAACTGCACCCAACCATCAAATCCCTCTAGGCTGGCGTGCTCGTGTAACTAATGCTGGTGGCATGAAAGAAATCAATTCCACAGACTATAGTACGGTAACTGCCACTACAACAGATACTGTTACATTCAATCAAGTTAACTCGCTAGGGTTTACTGCTTATACAACTGGTGGTGTATTAGAATACAATACACCTGTTGATTTAAGCGGTTATACTGCACGTATGCAGATTCGTGAAAAATTAACTTCAGATACTGTTATTCACACATTAACTACAGAAAATGGTGGAATTGTTTTTGACAACACACTAAAAACTATTACATTGCTTATACCAGATGAAACGACCACAGAGTTTAACTTTGTGTCAGGAGTATATAGTTTAGAACTAATGGTAGCTAACGAAGTTATTTCTTTTGCTGGCGGCAATGTAGCACTACAACGTGAGGTAACCAGATAATGGAGCAAGTAAACCTAACTACAGAACAGGTAGTACTTGCTGAGCGAGATACTGTAGAGCAAGTAACTATAAGCGAAACAGAAACTGTGGTGGTTGAATCCGATAGTGCAGTAACTATTGTAACAGGCATGATAGGCCCAAAAGGTGCCGATGGTATTGTACTAGGAATTTCTTCGATTCCTGATGTAGACGCATCTAATCTACAAGAAGGTTCGATGCTTGTGTATTCTACTAGTGCCAGCAAGTGGCAAGCCACTACCACACTAAGCAACCAGACGCTTGAAGCTGGTCAATTTTAAAAGGATATAATATGTCATCAGTAATTGTACAGGGAGGGACATCTTCTCCTCCAACACCAACATCAAAAATTAAAATTAAAAGATCAGAAGTAAGTGGTAACCCAGCAGTCTTGGGTGCAGGTGAGTTAGCCTATAGTGGACTAGCTGATAACGGGTCAAACGGCGGTGACCGCTTATATATCGGTATGGGTACAGAAACTGCTGGAAATGCAGTTAACCACGTAGTTATTGGTGGTAAGTACTTTACAGATCAAATTACAGCAGCTACGTCTGCTGGATTACCCGGTAGACTGGTAAGGCTAGATGCTAGCGGTAGTTTTACAGCAACTACCGTTACAGCCTCTTTAGCAGGTAATGCGTATACCGCATCAAGTTGGGTTACTGCACGTAGCATCTCACTAACAGGTGACGCAACTGCAACTTTTGCAAGCGTAGATGGTAGTGCAAACGTAACTACTGCTATTACATTAGCAAATAGTGGAGTATCCGCTGGTACATATGGTGGGTCCGGCAATATACCAGTAATTAATGTAGATAGTAAGGGGCGTATAACCAGCGCATATAATATAGGCGTTAGTACAGTTCTTGGAATAAATGCCGACACAGGTACCGGAGGCTTAACCTTAGGTACCTCTAATTTAGTATTTGCTGGTGGTACTGGAGTAAGTACTTCTTTTAATAATAGCAGTAGTACACTTACTTTTGCAATTGGTCAAGCAGTCAGCCCTACTAGTGATGTTACTTTTAACAACGTAACAGTTAATGGATCACTAGCTTCCGATGACATTACAGCTGCTAACATCAGCGTAGCAGGTAACGCTACTATTACTGGCAACTTAACTGTTCAAGGTACAACAACCACTATTAATTCCACAAACTTAGCAGTTGCTGATGTTAATATTACCCTAGCCAAAGACGCTACAACAGCTGCTGCTGCCAATGGCGCTGGTTTAACAGTTACTGGACCTGCTACAGCTGCTAAACTAACATATTTAAGTGCAGATGATAGCTGGAACTTTAACAAAAACTTAAAGGTTGCCAATGTTTACGGTGCATTAGTAGGCAATGCAGATACGGCTACAAAGTGGGCAACAGCACGTAGTATTAGCATCACAGGTGATGCAACCTGGACTACAAGCATTGACGGCAGCGGTAACGCAACAGGTGCAATTACTCTTGCTGCAAGTGGTGTAACAGCCGGTACTTATACTTCGGTAACAGTAGATGCAAAAGGTCGTGTAACAGCAGGTACTTCTGCTACATATCTATCTGCAAGCGATATTGGTTCAAGTGTACAAGCCTATGATGCAGACTTGGGTGCAATTGCTGCACTAGCTGGAACAAGTGGTTTATTAAAGAAAACAGCAGATAATACCTGGGCACTAGATACTAGTACGTACCTAACGGCTAACCAGTCTATTACAGTAAGCGGCGACGTGACTGGTAGTGGAACAACAAGTATTGCACTAACATTAGCTACTGTTAATAGTAATGTAGGAACTTACGGTAGCGGTACTAGTGTGCCAACACTAACAGTTAATGCCAAAGGTTTGGTAACTGCTGTTAGTACAACAGCTATTCCAACAGCTACAAGCTCAGTACTTGGTTTAGCCAGTTTTGATTCAACAAACTTTACAGTTACCTCAGGTGCAGTAACTATTGCATCTATTGACGGCGGAACGTACTAAACAAAAACACCAAGGCTTTTTAGCCTTGGTTAATTCCTTTTTAGGGGTCAACAATGACTAGCAGTATAATATTAAAGAAATCCTCCGTAGCAGCGCGTGTGCCTGTTGTGGGGGATTTGGCGTATGGTGAGCTTGCATTAAATTACGCCGACGGAGCGCTTTATTACAAGCGTAGTGATAATACCATTCAAAACTTACTGGCCGGTGCGGGAAGCAGCGGTGTTAGTAGTTTTAATACTCGCACCGGAGCAATCACACTAACCAGCAGCGATGTTACAGATGCACTAACCTACACACCTTTTAACAGTGCTGGTGGCACTATTAACGGTAACGTCGGCATTAACATAGCACCAGGAGCAACTCCGCTAGACGTTAATCACGTTGGCGGTTTGACTTATGGCTTTCGCGTGGGAGATAATGCTACCGTTGCAAACTCTACAGGTATTTACTTACGAACAACCTCAACAGCAACGCTTGCGTGGGGTGCGGGCGGTAAGCTTGTATTTGCTACAAGTGGTGGTAGTGTTACACGGTTTAGTATCGGTTCGGTAGGTCAGCTTGGCGTTGGTGCCTCTGAGAGTTTTGGTACAGTTGGGCAAGTTTTAACTTCAGGCGGTCCAAGTGCTGCTCCAACATGGTCTACTCCAAGCGGTGGTGGAATTACAACAGGCAAAGCGATTGCAATGGCAATGGTCTTTGGCGGATAAAGGAAAAAACAAATGGCAGCTCCAAATATTGTTAGTGTAACCACTATCACAGGAAAAACCGCAGTACTAACAGCAACCACAACAGCTACAGCTATTGTAACCAATAGCGCAGCTTCTGGTAAAGTACTAAAAATTAATACTCTTAATATTGCCAACGTAAATGGCACTACTGCTGCAGATATTACCGTAGACCTATACAGAAACTCTACAGCATATAGATTACTATCCACAGTATCAGTCCCCGCAGACGCTTCATTGGTAGCAGTATCAAAAGATACAAGTATTTATCTTGAAGAAGGTGATAGTTTAAGACTAACTGCAAGTGCTAACTCTTATCTTGAAGGTACTTGTTCATATGAAGAAATTAGCTAAGGGGGTAACCTATGGGGTTTTATAATCGCAATAATGGTTATATTGGGTTTGTTAATAACTCCCCGATTGCAAATACTAAAGCATCTGTTGTTAGCTCTACTTCTGTTAATACTACTTCTTTATTGCTAAATACTACTGCAAACAACGGGCAGCAGAACAACACGTTCTTGGACAGCAGCACCAACAACTTCACTATTACCCGCAACGGTACGCCTACGCAGGGTTCTGTGACTCCGTACTGGCCTGATGGTCAGTGGAGTAATTACTTCAGTGGGTCTGGGCAATACATTACTGCACCGGCTGGAACAGCGTTTAATTTAGGTTCTGGAAATTTTACCGCTGAGTGCTGGGTTTATCTGACATCCTTTGCTTCAAGCATTCGCGTATTTGGTCAAACAGATTCGTCAGGCACTTCTGGAAGCACAAGCATTTTGATGGACGTCACATCAGGAGTTGTTACTGCTTATTTAGGATATAGCAGCACTCCCAATTCTTTTATTTCTTGCACCAATTCTGCAACAATTACAACTAATGCTTGGTATCACTTGGCAATGGTGCGGAATGGATCGGAATTTAGAGTTTATGTGAACGGCGCTCAAGGTGCTTCTTCAAATGTATCTGGACTTACAGTTTCGAGCAGTGCGGAACCTTTCACAATTGGCAGAAACGGAAGTTTCAACGGCTTATATGTGCCTGGGTATGTCAGCAACCTTCGCATCGTCAAAGGAACAGCCCTCTACACATCCAACTTCACCCCTAGCACCACACCTCTGACAGCAGTAAGCGGAACATCCCTGCTGACCTGCCAAAGCAATCGCTTCCGTGACAACAGCAGCAACAACTTTGCAATCACTGTGACAGGCGCTCCGTCTGTGCAGCGGTTCAGCCCGTTTGACCCTGCTGCTGAGTACAGCACGAGTGTGATTGGTGGTAGTGGGTTCTTTAGTGGGTCTGGACAATATTTAAGTAATACAACAGCAACAGTCACTGATTTTGGAGCGGGTAACTTTACTGTTGAGTATTGGGTGTATCCAACGACTACAAACTCAACTTACCAACAGCACGTCGGGAGCGCCACAACATCCACGGGTTTTGGCTGCGGGATGTTGAATACTGCTGGAACAATCTATGCAACCACGATTTCTACGGGATATGATACAGGTGTTGCATTTGCTCGAAATGTTTGGACGCATATTGCTTGGGTGCGTAATGGAACAACATTAACAGCATATAGAAATGGTGTAAGTATTGGCTCATTTACAGTCAGTACAAATTTTAATGAAACAGGTGTAGGTATTGGCGCTCAACCTAATGGCGCATTTATAACAACTGCTTGTTATCTTTCTAACATTCGCATCGTCAAAGGCACTGCTGTTTACACCGCAGCTTTCACCCCGCCAACATCCCCTGTCACAGCAATCACAGGCACATCCCTGCTGCTGAACTGCACCAACGCTGGCATCTACGATGCTGCTACGTTGAATGATCTGGTGACTGTGGGTGATGCACAAGCAAGTACAACACAATCAAAGTACAGTGGTTCTTCAATATATTTTGACGGAACAAATGATTACATTTACTGTACTGATGCTAATCAATTTGACTTTGGTACTGGAGACTTTACTGTTGAAGCTTGGATAAGACCTAGTAGTGTTGCAACTAGCATAAATAATATTGCAGGTGGGTTAGGTCCAACAAACGGAGACTGGATGTTTGCGCTAGATTCTTCTACTCAGTTACGTTGGGGTCGCAATCATGTGGCCTGGGACTTAACAACATCTGGTGTTACCTTTTCCGCTAACACTTGGTATCATGTCGCAGTTACTAGATCAGGTACAACACTACGTATTTTTGTAGACGGAATAACACGAGCTTCCGCCACTAACTCTACTGCCTATAATATTGCTAATAGTTTCTTGGCTATTGGAGCTAGACAAGCGAACAGTGGTAGTTTTGGTCCTGGAAATTTCTTTAATGGTTATATAGAAGATTTTAGAGTTATAAAAGGTTATGCAGCATATACTGCGGACTTTACTCCTCCCGCGGCCTCTTTAACTACTTCTGCTATTATACCGGTATATAGTTACTCAGACTACTATGGTACTGGTGTGTTAACTAATATTGAGAATCAAACTCAATTTGTGTTAAACAGTGTACCTGGTTTAGCGGGTAAGTTCTTTAATGGTACCAATTGGAGAAGTATTCTTGCTAGTGGGAATATTGGAACGTTGCTGCTTACATCCACAAACGATTCTAGTAATGTAACAGGTACTACTGGACTACCATCTGCTGATCATCGTTACGGTGTAAACAGATACGATTATATTACTTATAGTAGTGTTGGTGATAACTATGGGTTTATTGCCCTTGGATACTTTAAACCTCCAGCTACAGGATCTTACACATTCTATACGTCTTCCGATGATTATTCAGGCGTTTGGCTTGGTGGTATTGCTTTAGCTACCTCAGGTAGAACTTCTGCTAATGCTTTGGTAAATAATGGCATGGGAGGTACCTTGGGTCAGGGAAATACAAAAGTAGGTGGTACTATTACACTTTATGCTGGAATTTGGTATCCAATACGAGTTGTACACGAAGAAGGTGGCGGTGGAGACAACTTGACCTTAAGTTGGTCAGGTCCGGGCATAACCGAAACAACCGATTTATCACAGCATTTTAGAACGCCGTCTAATGGCAACATTTTAACAGGACACTACATATGAGACATAACTCAGGTATTATAGGTGCAAAACAGCCTGTTAATTATCAGAGTGCTACAGGTATTCATGACACAACAGATGTGTTAATAGCTTTAAAACAAACTCGTTGGCCTTTTGCTAAAACATACGTAAGTACGTCACTTTCATCCAATGTTGATTATAACGAAGGCAGCAGTTTTAGTGTAACAATAAACGTTACTGGCTTTTTAAACGGTGAACTAATTTATTATACTATTGACGCTGTAAGTGGTACTGTAAATACTTCTGACTTTACAGACGGGGTAGTTTCCGGCTCCCTAACAGTTAATAACGGTACTTGCACACTATCAAAAACTCTTGTATTTGACGGAACATCAGAAGCAGGCGATTCCTTTAAAATAAATATTCGAGACGGCAGCACCAGTGGCCCAATTAAACTATCCACTGGTACTATCAGTATCTTAAACCCCAGCTTTACAGTTAATCCGGGTGCCTCATCTGTTAATGAAGGTAGTTCAGTAACATGGACAACTACTACAACCAACGTTAACAATGGTACAACGCTCTATTACACACTAAGCGGTGTTGAAGCAGCTGACGTTGCAGCAACATCGGGCAGCTTTACGATTAGTAGTAATACCGGATCTTTTACGACAACAACAATTGCTGATGCGCTTACCGAAGGTGCTCAAACAATAACTGCACAAATTCGTACAGGCAGTACTGGTGGCACCATAGTGGCCACAAATACTTGTATTATCAACGATACTTCGCTAAACCCCACAATTTCCGCTAGCGCAACTACTATTGATGAAGGCGGTACAGTTACTTTTACAGTAAGTACAACCGGATTGGCTAACGGTACTACGCTGTACTGGTCTACTAATGGTGTAACAGGTACTGTTGCAACCACTGATTTTACGGATAGTTTACTAACAGGCTCATTTACAGTTACTAGTAATACTGGCACAATTACCAGAACACTAACCAGTGACTTTACAACAGAAGGTTCCGAATCTTTTACCCTATCAATTAGAACAGGAAGTATTAGTGGCACTGTTGTGGCAACAACGCCTACAATTACAGTTAACGATACTTCTCAGCTGCCCTCTGCTACTATTACGCCAAACGTAACTTCTTTAAATGAAGGTGCCACAGTTACTTTTACAGTTAATACAACTAACTTTACAAACGGTACACTATACTGGACTACTAGTGCAGTAACTGGTACAATTTTACCAACTGACTTTTCGGATAATAGTTTATCTGGCACTGTTACTATTGCAGGCAGCACAGGTACAATATCACGAGCCGTATCTAGTGATACAAAAGATGAAGGTACAGAGTCATTTACAATTAGTGTACGGTATGGGAGTGTAACTGGTTCAGTTATTGCCACAAGTTCTACCATTACAATAAATGATACGTCAACAGGTGGTGGATACGAACTTATTCAGTACATGACGCCATCTGATACTCCGGTTACCTATACCGTTCCTAGCGGTATAACCTCTCTTACAGTAAATATGTGGGGCGGTAATGGTGGTAGTTCAAACCCACAACTTTATAGACTTAATATAGCTAATACACCTAATCCAGGAGGTGCTGGGGCATACTTAAGCGGTACAATGTCGGTTACTGCTGGCGATACCATACTGGTGTATGTAGGCGGTGCTGGTGGTGATGCGGTAAACGGCACTACTCCCGGTACAGCTGGCATTAACGGCGGTATGGCAGGTGCTCGTGGATCTTACCAAGGATCAGCTCCTGGATCTTATGGCAGCGGCGGGGGAGGTGGTGGATATACAGGCATTAAAAAGAACGGTACTTGGTTTGCTATTGCCGGCGGAGGAGGTGGCGGAGGTCACGGTGACGGATATGGAAACCGTGGTTATGGTGTTGGTGACGGGGGTGCTGCAGGAATCGGCTCCACAAGTGGAGCAGGTGTTGCAGGTTCTGTGCCTAGTGGTAACCGTGGTGGTGTTACATACTCTAACGGTGGAGGCAGTGGCGGTACTGTTGGTTCGGTCCCTTCTACAGGGTCAGTGGCTCTTGGTAGTACTAACTCACTATCTACTTACGACAGTGGAGGTGGAGGTGGAGGCGGGGGCGGAGCTAACGGTGGAAATGGTTCACAAGGTGCTGATGCCGGACACCCTTGCCCCGGAGGCGGAGGTGGGGCCAGTATGATACCAAGTGGATGGTCTTCTAGCTATGCTCGTACGTACAGTGGAGCTCCAACAGCTAATGGTGGAGTTATTATTACCCCAACTTAATAAAGGAAACTAATATGTTATATACATTAAATGGGGCTTATCCAGGTGAGTTACCAAACAGAATCAGACTTTCTACTGGAGCTACCAGAACTGATTCATCTACTTTTACAGCGGACGAGATTCAAGATGCAGGATACTTTGAAGTAGCACCAGCACCTGAGTATGATCCACATATTCAGGTGCTGGAGTGGGGTAATGCTAATTCTTGGTACGTTCGTGATAAAACAGACCAAGAGCTGTTAACACAAACAGACAATCAGTGGAACATTATCCGCGCTAAGCGCAACCAATTGCTACAAGAATCTGACTGGACCCAAATGTTGGACGTTGTTGCATATGCTTCGTTTGACTTCAAGGATAATTGGAGAGTTTATCGACAGGCATTGCGTGATATCACCCTTCAGTCCGATCCTTTTAACATAACCTGGCCTGTTAAGCCATAATCACTGAAAGTTTAAAAAATGTTTTTAATTTTCAAAATCTTTCCAGATTGGCTTTGGTGGCTCTTACTTTTTAGCGGATTAATTACGTTTTTTGCAAGTTATTTGCCTCAATTAAAAACGTATGAGTTAGTGTTCAAAAGTTTGGGACTTGCTACCATAGCCACAACAATTTTTGTTTTTGGAATGTTGTATTGCGATCGCACTTGGAAAACCGCTGCTCTTGAGTTAGAAGCCAAAGTAACTGCATTAGCTGCTGAATCTCGCGGAGTTAATGAAGTGCTAAAAGAAAAAGTGGTTACTAAAGTGCAAGTTGTTAAAGTTCGTGGTAACGATGTAGTCAAGTACATTGACCGCGAAGTCACCAAAAGTGATGTAACCTGCCAAATCCCGCCAAGCTTTGTGCAAGCACACAATCAGGCGGCGGAGGTACCACGATGAGACTATTGCTTGTTATTTTAGCACTTTCACTAACCGCGTGCTCTACAGTTGTTCCAGTTACAGCAAAGTGGCCACAAGCTCCAGGAATACTTGTTCAGGAGCCTTGCCCCAATTTACAAAAGCTACAAACCGACCCTAAACTGTCAGAAGTAGCAAAAACTGTAGTCGATAACTATTCAGAATACTACCAGTGTGCTGCCAAACTAGACGCTTGGCAGCGTTGGTATCAAGAACAAAAAGCCATCTATGAAGGGCTACGATGACTCATCAATTAAGCTATAGTGAGCTACAACAGCTTATACCTAAAAATCCGTACATCAAGCAGTGGCATAGTGCACTAGCACAGCTGCTACCAGACTACGAAATCAACACACCACAACGAATCGCTGCTTTTATTGCACAATGTGCGCATGAGAGTGCAGGATTTACAGCCCTACGCGAAAACTTAAACTACCGCGCACCTACACTACGCAAGGTTTTTCCGAAATACTTTCCGGACGACCAAACAGCACAACACTATGCCAATCTACCAAATAAGCAAGCCGCTATTGCTAATCGCGTATATGCTAATCGTATGGGTAATGGCCCTGAAGCATCTGGTGATGGTTATCGCTATTGTGGTCGTGGGCTTATTCAGCTTACTGGTAAAGATAATTATTCTTGGTTTGCAGCTAGCTTGGGCATCAGTGTGGAAGAAGCTGCCCAGTATTTAGAAACGTTTGAAGGTGCTGCGCAGAGTGCTTGTTGGTTTTGGGAAACCAACAAACTAAATCAGTGGGCGGATAGTGGAGATATAACAACACTAACCAAGCGTATCAATGGAGGTACAATTGGCTTAGCTGATCGTATCAAGCACTATGAGCATGCACTACACGTACTAGGAGTTTAATATGAGAAAGATTTTAGTTGCACTACTGCTTTGTGCTGGCGTAGCTCAGGCACAAACAGTTTATGATTCTAGTACCCTTGTGGATACAAATAATACTTCTGTTAGTACAAGTACAGTATCAACCACTAATAGTAGTTCTAGTACTAGCTCCAACACGAGTGATAGTACTGTAAACAGCACCAGTACAAATACTAATACCAATGTTAATACAAACAACAATATTAATAGTGGTACTCAAACACTTAACAATAACAATGTTAACACCGGAACAATGACGTATAACAACAATAACGTCAACAGCGGTACACTAACGTATAACAACAATAATGCTTCTACTAGTGCCAGCACTGCTGTTAATACAAACAATAACATTAATAGCGGTACCTTAACATATAATAACAATAACGTATCTGCTAGTACCGCAGTTAATCAAAATACAAGTACCGCAGTTAATCAAAACGTGCAGACTGGTGATATGACCAATCGTAATATAAACGATACTAATATAACACAGCGCGTTATTCAGCCTCCACCAACAGCTATTGCACCTACTATGATGAGTGGTGGTAATGCAGATCTTTGTAGCACAGGTACATCAGGCAGCGTACAAACTCAAATTTTTGGTGTAAGCGGTGGCGGTACTGTACGTGACTTAAACTGTGAGCGTTTAAAGTTATCTAAAACACTGTTTGATATGGGTATGAAAGTAGCGGCTGTAGCTACTATGTGCCAAGATCGTCGCGTGTTTGATGCTATGATGGCAGCAGGTACACCTTGTCCTTACGAAGGTAAAATCGGCGAAACTGCTCGCGCATCATGGGAAGCTAATCCTAGCAAACTACCAAAGCCAGACGAGGTAAAAACAGATGATACTTATAAGAAACTTGGTATTGGTGCTTTGTTGGGTGCTATTATTTTTAAAGCCTTCTAATGCAGAGCTAGTAACTGTACCACTAGAAAACGGATTATCAGTTACTGTTTCAACCGGAACTACAGCTCCTGCACTACAAAACTTGTACACCAACCCACTGGCTACTGACATAACCATGGGTGATGACAGCAATCAGCGCGTTCCACTCCAGTTTCAGTTTCCATTTTATAACAAAACATTCACAGAATCTTGGATGTACTCTAACGGTGCAATAAGTTTTACTGGCAGTAATGCTCCAGGCGGTTTTTGTTGTGGTGGACAAGACTTAACACAACTACGAGATCCAGCCTATAATTACTCTATTGTACCCCTATGGACTGATTTGATAGCGATACAAGGCGGCAAGCATTATACATTGGGCACGCCATCTAGTCAAACTTACGGGTGGTACGGCGTTAGTGAGTACTTTGACCCTACTAAGCGTAGTTCGTTTGAAGTTACTATTAACAGCAGTGGTTATGTTAATACAACATTTTCAGGTGCTTTAGTTTCTTATCACCCCGTTACTAGCGGAATGATAGGAGATATAACAAAAGGTGAATATTACCAAAACTACTATGGTAATGGAATTAGTTCCGGCCCTTTTAGCTGGTCAGCAACAACCAGCGCTTATGATCCGTGTAAAGATAATCCACTAGCATCACCAAGCTGTTCCGGATTTTTGGAAGCTGCAGCAGCACTCTTGCCACCAACAGTAGCAGAAACTGTGCAAACCATAGCAGAGTCTGCAGCAGTACCAGACTCTGCTTCAAGTGTAGCAGCTGCTATCTCTAGTTTACCTGTTGTTAGTGCCAGTACTTTGGTTGTTACTGCATCACCTGTTAGTACACAAACGACAAAACCTGGAGTATCGCTATCACAAGTTCTACGTATAGTAGGAGCGGAACAGTCTAGACTAGCAAATGTGGAAAGGTCTGCGGCACAATCCGCAACAGATCAGGCAACTAAATTAGGTGAACAAGCAAGAACTACTGCAGAAACAGTTGCACTTGCATCTACACTATCCTCTTACGCTCAAAGTAGTCTAGGCAATAGTGTGGTTAATACCACAAAATTCACACAGCAAGATACCACAGCAAACACAACAAATACTGGCAATAATCAATTTAATGTTGGCAGCACTGCAACAGCAAAAGCAAATTTGGTAACAGAAATAGAAGTTACACAACAAGAGTCAGTAACTTTTAGTGGTCGAAGTGTAATAACAGATTACTTAACAGAAAGTAATTTAAAACTATCTAGTATGCAAGAAACTACTCAGATTACTAACTCTGCAAGAGTTAGTGGTAGCAATAGTTTAGCTGCTGGTGTAGAAATAACAAGTATAGCAGTGATACCTACCGGATACTCTGCATATACTATTCAGCTTACAGACAGTAAGTTTTATGATCCTAAAGATATTTATAAAGGTCAGCAAACGGTAGATAATATTAGAGTTTTACGTGGATTAGGTTCTGATCAAAAACATCAAGAAATGATACAGAGCCAGTATAGATAAGGAGCCAAATATGGCACAAGATTTAAACAAAAAAGTAGATGAGCTAGAGGCAGCCGCTAAAAAGTATGCCAGTAAAGATACTGTAATTAGTATTGGTGGATACGAATTTACCCCTGCTAAGTTAATGGTTGCAGCTACGCTAGTATCATCAATACTAGGAGGCCTATATGGCACGTTTGAAGTATATAAAGATTATACTGGCATGAAAAAGAAAATTGCAGAATATGTATCCCCTGATTTAACCGAAGTACATAAAAAACTAGCTGTTATTGAAGAAACTTCTACTAAAACAGGCGACTATACTCGTGATATTAAAAATGACTTAAAAACAGATATTCGTCGTAACGAAGCAGTTACAGAGCAAATTGAGCGTAGTGTTAAGCAATCTCAGCGTGAAATGGATCAAGACATGAAATCTTTATCTAAAACTATTGAGAGCTCACTACAACGTACTCGTGACGATATGGATAAGCTAAAGCGCGATACAGACATTAAGCTTGATCGTATTAATAAGTCTGTTGATGACAAGATTCAAAAAGCAATCGATAATCCACTGGCAAAATAATATGCATGACGATAAAAAGTTATTTAAATGGGCAGCACTATTACTAGCCTTACCTCTAGCCTTGGCATTTTTTGGGCACGAACAGTTTCGTTATCCTTGCCAAGACCCTAAAAACTGGGACAAAGAGTTTTGCCAAAAACCTGCGTGCGATGTAACCCGAACTTGTCCAGAGCATATATTCAAAGGGCAAAAAGACCCAAGGACTTTAACAAATGAATTTACTCAACCTGTGGGACAAACTCCAACAGCATCTACACCGCCCAAAGGAGCCAACTGTGTCAAATAGTTTTGTTTATACTGAAGATCAGCTAATGGCTCGTCTAAAGTTCTTTATTGGTATTTGTTTAGCACTAACACTTACTGGTATTGTATTTGTTGTGCTATACTCAATTATTTTTGTAACGCAGCCACTAAATGCCATTAGTCCAATTGATCAAAAATTCTTTGAGTTAATTATTCCTATTGCTACATTTTTAACTGGTACACTAAGCGGTATTATGTTGGCTGGTGGTAGCAAAGAAGAAATGGAAATGAAAAAAGATCTGTTAAAGCAAGCACAAGAAAGTGCTAGTACTTATGCTAAGGCTAATCCACTGAAAATTGAGCCTACGCTTAGTGCGCCACTTCAAACAACTGCTGGATTTAACGGTACCACAGGGTACCATACAGAAATTATTTATATTAACGGCAAGCCAGCACCGGCACCTGCCCCTCAACCGGAGTTATAATGAAACCATTAATTTTAGCACTTGCCTTAACCCTGTTTGGCGCACCGCTTTTTGCTGCGGAAACAAAAAAAGTCTGCATAGATCAAACCGATGCCAAAACACAAAAAACCAAGCAAGTATGTAAAGACGTAAAAGTCCACAAAAAGCTTGAAGGCACTGTAGTGCCTGATAAAAAAGCTAAGTAAAATTTATTATTGACCACGCCGTGGTAATGTAGTATAATATAGCTTACCACGGCATTTTTATACACCAACAAGGAAATACATGGCAAGAAACAGCGGTAAAACTCATCGTACCTTTCCAGCAAAAAAGTCTAGTAATCGCCCAACACGAGCCGAACAAGCTCAGTGGCGAGAAGAAAAAGAGAGTGGGGCCGACCTAGCCCCACCACCTCGCAATTATACTTTCAAAGAAGTTAAGCCTTTAAATTATATTCAAGGTGAATACCTGGATGCAATTGAAAATGCTGAAATTATATTTGGTATTGGTAGCGCAGGTACTGGTAAGACATACATTGCAGCCAGCTATGCAGCAGGTGAGTTGTTCCATAAACGCGTCGATAAGATCATCCTAACACGACCAAACGTAGAAACCGGCCGAGGCATGGGCTTTTTACCAGGTGAACTAGATGAGAAGTACGCGCCATACTTACAACCATTTGACCAAGTGTTTACACGTGCACTTGGAAAAGGGTTCTATGAGTATGCACTAAAAGCAAAAGACATTGACCCTAAACCGCTGGGGTTTATGCGTGGAGCAAGTTTTGAGAACTGCATTATCCTTGTTGATGAAGCTCAAAACCTAACTAAAACAGAATTTAAAATGTTATTATCACGTATTGGCAAAAACTGTAAGGTAATCCTTAGTGGTGATCCAAAGCAGACCGATATTTCAGACTCAGGCCTCCTAGACGCTACCAAGCGTTTAAGTGGTATTCCTGGCGTTGAGATTGTCAGCTTCCGTGATGAAGACATTGTACGTTCACAAATGTGTAAGCAAGTTATCTTAGCTTATAACAATTAAGGAATTTATGGCAGAAACATATAAACCAACAGAAGGTATGGCTAGTGCAGCCCGTCGTGCACTAAAGTGGAAAGAAGAAGGCAAGCCCGGTGGTACGTTAGTTGGTTTAGCTCGCGCTAATCAACTAAAAGATCGTGAACCACTAAGTGCCAGTACCGTACTACGAATGTACAGTTTTTTCTCACGCCACGAACCGGATAAAAAAGCCACTGGATTTAACAGTGGCGAAGAAGGTTTTCCAAGCAAAGGGCGAGTTGCCTGGGACTTGTGGGGCGGAGATGGTGGCTTTAGCTGGAGCCGTGAAAAACGCGATCAAATCATGCGTGAGCGTGAAGACGCCAAAGAACTGAACATTGTTGCTCAGCTAATGGGCACACTAGACGGCTAAACAAAAAGCCCCTGAACAGCAATGCTCAGGGGCTTTTATTTTATAACTCCATTGAGGAGTAGAGCATCCAACCGTGTTTACGGTGTTCGTCAATGCGCTCACTTAAAAATGCACACAATCCATGTTCAGCATACTCTTCAGCAAGAGCATAAGCCGCTAGTAGTGTTTCGTGTACTTTTCCGTTGTCGACGTAAAGTACCCGTAGCATTTCATTTTTTGGTAACACTTCCAAAGTGTCTGTGATCGACGAGTGCTCTGATAGCTGTGTAAAGCTAGCAGGCACATAACAACGTATAGCACGAACACGCTCAGCAAAATCATCAAGCTCATCGTCTACCTCGTCATAGATTTTTCCAAACAGTTCGTGATACTGTAAGAAATCTGGTCCAGTTACGTTCCAGTGAAAGTTTTCCGCTTTTACTAAAAACGCGTAAGTTGTTGCAAAGGCATTTTTCATTGCCAATTTTAGGTCTTCCATATTATTTCCTTATGTTGTCCACCAGTGGTTATTATTAAAAATCACACTAATAACTTGGTATGGTGTATTTAATGTAATTGAAGATACTCCGTTAATAAGTGCAGGAGCTTGTGGCTCTATGGTTAATTTGCGTGTACCTACAGGTGCTCCAAATTCTAGTTTAATTACATACTCAGTACCTGGTTCTACATCATAAGGTAAAGTTACAGTAGCGGCATCCAGCAAGTCAGCGCCTATATAGTAATCACTAGGGGTTGCAGTATAGTCTTGCACTATGGTTACTACTCTACGTGAGCAATTGCCAGGTGGTCCAGGCGGCCCTACTACTTGACCAGCATCTAACACAGTTCCATCACTTAGGGTAATCAGCAAATTACCTGGGTTGGGTGTGACTTCTGCCCCAACTACGCTTACACCAGATGGTCCAGGCGGCCCAGGTACTGGTGCTCCACCAACCACACTGTTTATAAATAAATCATTATCTTCTATAGTTGGAGGTAGGGGCAGGTATGGTAGCATAGGCCAGCCAAACGGCATATATTGTTGTTGCATAGCAATCTCCTGTAAAAAAGCCCCCACGACTTGTGGTCTTGGGGGCTTAGACTAATTAACGAATGTTAGTATTAGTGTTAGTTGGGCTGGCGGTTAGTGTACCGCTTCCAACGTTGATTGCTTCGTTGTTACTACGAATATTTTGACCTAAAGTCCAGATTAGGTTAGCTAGCTGACCGTACTGAGCTTGTTGTTGCTGTTGCTGTTGCATTTGGTTGATGTTGTTTGTTGTGTTAACTTCAATACCACGTGTAGCTGTTGCTAGGTTATTTTGGCTACGTAACTCGATCAGTGCAGCATTAGCTTCACCTAATTGACGGTTTAGGGTAGCTTCGTACTGCTGTACTATCAGTGCACGAGTCTTATCACCATCGCTGCTAATATCTTTTGCTAGTTCATAACGGTTTTCCATTACGTTTTGCTGAATAGCGTTCTGACCTTGCATTAGTGCTACGCTATTAGCATTGATAATGTCTTTTAGACCATCAACGCGTGCTGCTAGTGAGCTAGTAATGTTATTTAGCTGAGTTGTAATACCAAGAGTTTGAGTTGCTTGTGAGGCTTCCATAGCTGCTGTACTAACAGCCACAGACTTGTCTACTGCACCAATACCGGCCATTAAATCCATGTTAGCTTGGTTTTGCTCTGGTGGATTACGTAAGACTGCACCAGCTACGCCTGCACCATCTCCGCCTAGTAAGTTTCCGCCGTTGCGTAGTAGGCTTCCTAGGATAAGACCTCCAATTAGGCCTCCGCCACTGCCGAACCCCAGACCGCCGTCTCCGCCGCCACCCATAATCATACTTGGTGTCATAATTTCTGCCATTTTAGGCTCCTTTAAAGTTTCTTTAAGTTGAGATGCTAGCTGCTTGTAATATTCGTCAGCAAAACTAGCTTGTTTTTTAAGCGCTTCCATAGCTTCTTCAGTTGCAGCTGAAGAAGCAGGTACGCTAGTCGTTGTATCATCCATGCTATATAATTTCCTGTACTGGATAGATATGATACTGCGTATCATTGCGCAGTTCTTAAAATTTAAGAACTGATATAATTATACAACAGTTTATGAAACACCGCAACCCAACTTTTAGGGTTCCAGGAGCAAAAATGCACGGTAATAAGAAATTATGCAGGATATTTTTGGGCAAGTGCATAGCTGAGTGTTACGAAATTTTGACGACAAAAAAGCCCCCGAATCTTTCGATGCGGGGGCTTTTCTTTTGGCTAGAATTTACTCAACAGCTTCAGCAGTTAATTTTTCTACTGTAGCTTCAGCAGCTTGCATTGCTGCAATCTGCTCTTGAGCTTGACCTTTTATTTTCTCGCTCAGGGGATTGCAGATTTTAGCTGGCAACTCTTGTAGTGCAGCTAAAATAACGTTAGCTTCGTCAAGAGTGAGTTCAAAAGTAAAAGTTGGATTTTGATTAGGTTGTGTCATATTATTTAATTGGGCAAGCACCTGTTGCACATTCGGCATCGGTGATTTCATCGAAACTATTGGTGTTATTTAGGTCAACAGCACCAAGGGTACTAACATATTCTTTGTAATCGTGTTCGGTTACAACTTCTTGTGGTAGGTATAAATAACCAAGGTCTTTGGCTGTTTTAGTTGGATCGGTGCGGTAGATAAAACTCACACCAACATAGCAATCCCAGTTGTCAAGCAGCCAGTCAATAATTCCTGGAACTTCTGTTGGATCATAACTGATCGTTACAGATGTATTTTGCTGATTCCAGCTAGTTTGGATTAGGCGGTAACGTTCAAGTTGCACAATAGCAGACTCTAAGTTAACTTCTTTACCCTCAACCACATCAAATGGAACACCTTCCCAGGCTACTGGGAACGTAACAAGAACTCCAGAATCATCAACAGGATGATTAATAACGCGATAGTTAGCTTCACGTAGTTTTTCAACCACCGGGTCATGTTTGCTAAATTGAACATTGTTGAAAATGTACTTTCCTAGTGGTTTGTGTACGCCTTCTGTGGTATCCATGATTTTACTCAAGGTACCGCTTGGCTTAACACAAGTAACGTTCTTTGGAGCTGGAAGTCCCAATTCTTGTGCCATGCCAATAGCAGCACCAGTTGCAGTACGCTTCAAGTATTCGTAGTCATAAGAACCCATATCTGGACGCATAGCGATACCAGTTAGTCCCACTCCACAAAGTCGCATGAAATAGTTGTTAAGGTGCCAAGACTCTTGAAGAATACCGTCCTGTAAGTTAACGCAGGTTTGTCGGTAGTTGGCACGAGCTGCCAGTCGAATAGCGTTGTGCAAACCGGCAGTATCGCCTTTGAACTTGGCAATGTCAGTTTCGGTAAGGTTACAGAAACTTTTGTTACCGAGTAAGATTTCAACGCATGGATTGGCTCCCTTAAACCACGGAGCGCGTCGGAGTGCTTCGACTTCATTGATAAACCCTGGTTCCGATCCGCCTGCTTCAACCATCATAGCGAAAATACGCTCTAGGTCTGACTTTAGTGGCTTTTCTTTAAATACTAAGCTGTTATTTGATTGAGTACGGTGTGCATTGTTATGTAACCACCAGTCTTTTTTGGCTACCGCAAATTCTTCCCATTCCGGCTGACCGTAATCGAAAAGTGCGATTTCAGCACTGCGACGACTGGATAGAATAGTGCCAAGATGGTTAACAATGTCCAGAATATCCATCCGAGTAAGTAAACTATCAGCACGACCATTGAGAATATTGGCGATAGCAGTATAAGCAGTGCTAATTGCGCTATCACCCGAACTAATCCAACCATAACCTTTTAGTCTTTCCCCCGCTGGGCGTAACTGTGAGAAGTCAAGAACGAGTGTTTCTGCGGGATATTTTCCAGCCAGAAGTTTTCCAATGGATTTAGCCCAGGCTTCTGCTGAATCTCCAACGCTAATTGTCCAAGTACGGGATTGACTATCCCATGTTTCGACGTTATGCTCGCGTCCACCTTTGGCTGTGCGTGTGCTTCTAACCACGCGAATGTTGCGGATTGGCTTTGAAAATCCATTTAGTGTACCTACGATTGGTTTGAAACCTACGCCACAACCTTGTAGCAACAGCCATAAGACGTCAACTACGTCATAGATTGTTTCAACGTGTGTAAAGCTGCAATTAAATTGGGATGCTTCGCGTGTTTTGGCAACATTTGTACCGCCAAGCCATAGTGTGCGGCCACTCATTGCCACCTTACGGTCTAGCATTAGCTGTTCCAGATCATAAAGCTCTGCGTATTCTACGTCATTTAAGTCGCGTCCGACTGCTCGTTCCCACAACCACTGTTGGTGGTCGATAACACGGGCAACTGTTTCTTCCCAAGTTTCAAATTGTTTTCCGTCGTCTGAAGTTGGGCGGTTGTAGGTACGACGTGTAATTACTTGTGCTCGTGTGCTTACTGCTGTCATGGTTTCCTTTATCTCATACTACATTGTGGTAGTGATACAATACGTGTACCACTGTTTTTGTTTTCTTCTTTTGCTACTTTTTCTACTACTTGTAGACAGGCATAGTAAGCCTTGCGTGTTTCGTGGCCTAGATATAGCAATGCACCAAGTGAGCACATTACTCCTAGCACTACAGCCGCTAGTGTAAATTTAAATTGATCCATTTATTTGCCTGTGGAACCAAAGCCGCCAGTACCTCGCTGTGTGTCATTCCAAGCATCGTAAAATCCGGGAAGCTCTACACGCTGTACCACAAGCTGTGCGATTCGGTCACCCGCCACAATAGTATATGGATCTTCCCCAATATTTTTTAGCAGGACTTTTAAATTTCCACGATAGTCAGCATCTATTACACCAACACTATGAGGGATTGTAATCCCTTTTTTCCCTTGCGAGCTGCGGTTGAAAATAAAGCCCGCAAACCCTCGTGGAATTTTAACCGCTACTCCTGTATCAACAAGTTTTTGTTCGCCGGGATAAATTTCACAGTTTTCACGCGAAAACAAATCTGCTCCGGCGTCACTGGGATGTGCACGTTCTGGAAGCTTAGCACCAGGATCTAGTTGACAGGCGATTTGTGAGTTTAGTTCGCCTTCTTTGCTATAATATAGTAAGTTGCTCATTTTAGATAAATTTGTAGGGTTTCGTCAATTGTTGCAATGTTGTTGGTACCAATGGCTTCTTCACAATGTGTTACCAAGTCCATTAGCTGATAGTTAAGCATTAGTGTGTCTTTGCACTTGTTGAGTTCTTGGATATACTTGTATTTACCTGCGATAGGAATACTAGCAATAATATCGTAAGTAGAACCATACTCGTTAACAAGAGCCACGGCACGCTTGGGCCCAATACCGGGAACACCAGCCACGTTATCTCCAGTATCGCCGGTAAGACACTTAATACTAATATAGTCTTCGGGGTTAAAGTCATAGTGGTCATTCCAGTTGTCTACGGTAACTTCTTTGCGTGTAACATAGCTAAAACGCGATACACCTGGCCCTACCAACAAGTCCCAGTCTCGGTCACTGGAAATAAGCCAAATATCATCTGTGCTCAACTTAGATTTTTGTGAAACAATATAAGCCGCAATATCGTCGGCTTCTACGCCCTGAAACTTCAGCACAGGATAAGTAGTGGTAGTTTCAATAGCTTGGATAGTAGCCAAGAAATCTTCAAAGAAAAGTTCAAAAGCTGCGCGTTCAGCATCAGTTTGTTGTTCTTGTTTATCTTTACGATTTTGCTTGTATTCTGGGCTAAGAGCTTTGCGGTAGCTAGAGCTACCTTGATCACAAGCAACAATAACGTGAGATGCTTTATAGGACTTTTTTAGGCTATCTACTGTGCGAATATAATCTGTGGCAAAATCTGTGGCTCCACTATGCTTGTAGCGAAAAGCCAAGTTTAGTGCGTCTACTATAAGCAGAGTATTGTTTGATTCTGTTGCTTTTTTAAATGTAATACTCATGGTGTATTCTTTGTGGTTAAGTGTATATTATACACTAATAACCTTTATTAATCAAGTCACAAATTGTGGCTGCTCGTGCACCAACCAATCTTCTAAGAGCGCAACAAAAAACTCGTGTTCGTCACAGTTTACAAAAACGTAACGGTATCGGTTAGTGGATGGCATTTCTTCAAAAGCCACAAACACTTTACTGCGATCATATTTAAAGATTAAAAGCGGTTGTTTGCCGACTTGGTGACCTTGACGCACAGCTTGTTCCCAGAACTGTATTAGTTGAGGAGATTTGCTGGTTAAGATAGCACTGGTAAGGTGATCCTCTGCGTAACCTTTTACTTCTACGCACCAAAGGTTAGTTCGCCCAGGTACATAAAGATCGCCTTTTAGCAAATGCTTAGGGTCTAATGCACCACTTCCAGGTACACGTTCCCAGCCAAGACTGGTATGTTTCTTTAAGAGATCACGAACTGTGGTCTCAGTTCGTGCTCCTTTAGCTCTTGCGTCTACAGCCATTATTTTTTAGCGGATCTTGGCGCGGGCTTGACAATTGTGGGCTTTACCGCTTCCGTAGCCTCACCTGAAGCTTCCAAGGTTTCGGAACTCGATTCAATACTTTTAGGGGGTTCTTCCGCTGTTAGTTCGCCACGTTCTGTGTTAGCATCAATCTCTAGGACTTCTACTTCGTCAATACTGTAAACGATAGTACCAGTTGTTTCAATAGTCCCAAGCTCTTTGGCCGTAACTGTCATACCAGTATACACTGGCTGACGTACTTCGTTACGAATAATAGTTGCTTTAGCACCATTCTTTAGTTGTTCAATTTTAATCATATTATACCTCTATTTGGGATATGTTATTGCTTTTTACCACATTGACTTTTTCTAGTAATGGGTGGCTAAAGCCGTGAGACACTAAGAATGTATTTAAGTGCTCTTCGCGCAATAAAACCTCAATTAAACGCTCTTTGCCGTCCACGTCTAGTGCTTCTACTGTTTCATCAAGTATTAAAAGATTAATACGTGAGCTAGACAGTGTTTGCATTAGCTTACGAATAGCAAGTAGCGTCGCTACATTTACTCTAGCACGTTCACCACCAGATAGTGCTAGCATTTCAATATCTCTGCCATTGTCCGTAATAACTACATTTAGTTTATCACTAGCCGAGACTTTAAAACCAATTTGGAATCGACCATCGCTTAAGTCAACCAAGTACTGGTTTGTTATTTCTTCCAAGTCTTTTACAAGACACTCAATTTTATAAGCTACTAGACCTGTAGTACTAAACGTTTTAGTTAGTACGTTAACAATGCTCATGCGCTCTGATAGCTCATGAAGTTTTTCACTGTAGGTTTCCAGTTCTTCATTCATTTCAACCATTTGCTTTGAAATGATTTCTACTTTTGCATTGTGTGCACTGGCCGTGGTATTGTGTTTTTCAGCCTTTGCAATAGCAGCTTTTAGGGTAACAATACTGGCTTGTAGCTCTGAGAATTGTGCTTCAAGCGTGGCCTTATCAAGCAAATCTTCTTGCATTGTGGTATCAATAATTGCATGATACTTTTCCCACTCCTCAGTTGCACGATTTGCAGCTTCCCAGACTTTCATGCGCTCAGCAATATCACTTCGCAGCTCATCTAGTTCACGAATACGTGCAGCAATGCGCACATTACTTTCACGAGCAGTATTCTGAATATTTTCTTGCTCGGCTACAAGTTCAGCAATTTTAGTTTCGTTGATTTCTTGCAAACAAGTCGGGCACGTTCCGTGCAGTGCGCCAATCTTTTTAACAAATGCTTGCGAATCGCGTACAGTTTTTGCAAGTTCCACAGACTCGGTGTTAAGCTTGCTAGCTTCTGTTTGTAGCGGCTTAGGGTCTGTGGTTGGCTTATCAGGAATAGGAAACAGCTTGATTTTTGCCTGAAGCTGTTTGTACGTATTGTTTTGCGAAATCTTTTTGTTAGTAGATTCTATGTTTTTAATACTGCTAGACAGCTGCTCCAACTCCACTAACTGCTCTGCATCTAAAGCACTTACAGGTTCCAGCGGCATTGGTGTTAAGTCTGCTTTTGCGTACTTGTCTAACCAAGCACTAACAGTATTAACCTGCGACTGCACAGCAGTAATATCTTTACTAAGCTCTTGCGCTGTTTCTTTGAAAACTTCTTGGGCTCGTGTGTACTTGCCTAAGTTTAAGATTTCAATAAGAAACTTTTTACGAGCAGTGTCAGCCGCAGTTAAAAACTCTAAACTACCTGCGTTGCTCTGATAAACAATTTGCGAGAAGGTTTTGTGGTCAAACCCTAAGATTTCTTCAATATTCTTGTAAGTTTGTGTGGCTGTGTGTGCACTAATATCCACACCATTTTTATACAGCTTAACAGTTTGTGTAGTACCACGCTTAGAATCAATACGATACTCAGTACCGTCTTTGTCAAATACCAAACTAATACTATAGGCTTTGTCTTTTACATAACGATTAAGAATGTCTGCCTTTTTAATAGACTTTGAATTCTTGTTAAAAAGCACTTCTTCAAGCACTAGGGCAATAGAGCTCTTACCATGCCCATTCTTTCCTACTAGCTGAGTTAACTGTGCAGAAGAAAAATCAATTGTATTATCTGCACCGTAACTAAAAGCATTAGACCATGTTAGTGTTTTTATTGTTATCATTTGCTAGTTTTTGTTTAAGCTCTAGCAGTCCGCCTACATATTCACCATCAAGGAAAATCTGTGGCACACTACGAGCATTTGGAACTTTTTCGATTAAGTCTTTTTTAGTGTATCCGTTGATGCCAAGCATACACTCCTCAATTTTAATGCCTCGCTGTTCTAGCAAGCGTTTGGCTTCGGTACAAGCTGGGCAATTTGTTTGTGACCATACTTGGGCGGATTTAATTGAGTTTGTCTGCATGATTTTGCATCTCCTGTAGAACCTTATCAATAGTAGGTTCTGGTAATTCTAATATATAGGTAAGGTACTCTTTGACTTCAGCGTCCAGCGACATTTCAGGGTCTAGCATTAGTGCAGAGTCCGTGTCTCGCTTAAGTACTTTGCTGGCAATAAGCTCGCTATCTTCAAGCTCTCCGAGTTCTTGCATATCCCCTTGCACTTCGTAGATTGTGTGATCAAAGGAGGTGGCGGTGGCGGTGGAGGCCTCTTGGGCGGATACTGTCCGCTTGAGTAGCTGCGGGAGTTTGAACTTTCTCCACTCATGACTGAGAGTATCAGCATCAAGGAGAATAGCGCCAGTATCCACGGGGGAGCGGTGAAAACTAGTAGTATAAGGACTACCAGGATACAAAATATTGCGCTGAGAGTTTTCATATGAATGCAAGTCACCCGCTAAAACAATGTCCCAGCGATTGAATATGTCCAAGTCTACTTCGGGTTTAACGTGTGGAGGAATCTCTCCACGAACGTGAGTGCATAGGATACGGCCATTGAACTCTCGACCGTGCTTTTCGTAGTCTTTTAGTTTGTTGTAGGGAATAATGTCCACACCAAAACCGCAATTCTCATAGTAGTCATCAACAAGCGATACCAGTGGGTTTAAACGGTGTGTGGATTTTTTAAGATAACTCAAAAATGTTGTGTCTTTTTTCAACATTTCATGATTACCTGGATAAATAATGGTTGGCTTGGTAAAAGACTCTACAAAGTCAAAATAAAGCTCTACTTCATCCATTGTTGGTAGGCGGTCAAAAATGTCTCCGCCTATGATAACTAAGTCTGCGTCTGCCTGCATTTCTGCAAACTGCTCAACAAACATCTGAAAACGATTGCGCGCCCAATCAACTGGAACGTTCTTTTGACCTAGTTTAATATGTACGTCTGCTGTGAAAAGTATTTTCATAAGTATGAGACAAAATAGCCCGCTAAGCTTTGCAGTCTAGCGGGCTATGTGATTATTAACCTAGTTCTTTAACAGCTTCTTGTGCAGAGTCATCCCCTGCATCGCCGTCATCAGTGTTAGTTGTAATTTTCTCCAACAGTGCCAGTACTTCGGCTTCAGTTGGGCGAGGGTACTTTTCGTCAATAGACTTGGCTTCGGCAACTGCCTGACGCTCTGCATCAGTTAGAGGGCGAGGCTTGCAACGCAGCACGCTCAAGTCGTAGCTGATGTTAAAAGCCAGTGGGCCTGTTTTTGTGCGCTTAAACACAACATCCCAGCCAGTATCTGGATCAGTAGGATCACCCAGGTCTTCTGCTGCACTCACGATCTGCTCGAATAGTTTTTTCTTTAAGTTGATAGCCACAACTTTACCAGACTTAGGGTCGATACAGTTAGCTGTGTAGCTCCATGAGCACTTCAGGTCTGGAAAGTATGCTGGAACGTGGTCTTTTTCCACATTATCAAACTTTTCTTTGTCACGACTAAAAGCCAAGCACTCAATTGGAATGTCTTTGTTGTTAGCGCCTTTAACCCAGTAAATATAGCGAGGAAGCACTCCACCGATCAAACGAACTGTGTTTTCACCGTCTTTGTACTCGAATGCTTCGACTTTGTTGGATTGTGCTTTGCCTTTAGTGTTTTTGAATGAGATTGCCATTTTTTAATTGCTTTCGTATTTGAAATATATTTTGTTTTGTTTTATGTCGAGCAGTGGGTTTTGTTTAATTATGTCTAAATCAATATCCTTGAAGTAACTAAGATCTAAATAAGTTGCTTTATAAAGTTTATATAAGCTATAGTCTCGCCTTCCTGCTAATCGGATATATTGTGCTTTAAAAGCTATATCCGTGTTGTCGTTGAAAAGAGGAGTGGCATTAAGTAAAAAGCTGTGACCCGCTAGGTTTCGATAATTATTTTTATCGCGGTTGTTTTTCGGTATTAGCTTTTTGCCAGAATGACGCTCTAACATAGATAACATTATTTTAGGGTCACAATTAGATTCAGACTCCAGTAGTTCTAGGTTGAAAAATAAAGCCATTTTGTGTAACTCAGACTATATTATATCACAGTGACCAACATCTGACAAGTGTAAATTTATCATACCGTTATTACCTGCCATCCCTTGCGTAAATAAAGCGCAAGGCGATCGTTGTTTTGTTTCTTATCTGCGTAGCCAGCAAAATTAATGTCCACTACTAGCGGGTCTAACTTGCCGTCATGCATACGCTGTACACGACCCACAATCTGCTCTAGTAAACTATCGTTGCTCATTGGGGCTGCAAGGATAACGCAGGATAAGCTGTTAATAGAAATGCCTTCTGAGAAGATTTGCCTTGAGCCGCATATGGCTTTTTTCTCTCCACTGAGAACTTGCTGTTTGACAAGTTGTCTGTCTTCAAATTCTGTGTCGCCTGTAACAACCGCGCAATCATCACCAATGTATTCCTTGACTTTATGTAAAAACTCTACTCGATCTGCAATAACCAAAACCGAATGTCCACTAGCAATATGCATTTGTGCTAGTTCAGCAATAAACCACCTGTACTTTTCAGATTCTAGTAGTTCTGTTACTTTTTCAACCCAAGGCACACCAGGCTTGAGTGTGATTCCACTCTTAACAATATGCACAGTGGGAGTAAGCGTGTTTGACTGCGGCGGCTTGTAAACTAATGGGCCAAAGTAGTCACGGAATAAAATGTGCTTGCCGTCTTTGCGAATCATTGTGCCACTAAGGGCGATTCGGTAGCGGGCATGAAAAGCATCCACTGTTTGTGCAAATGTAGTGGCAGGACAGTGGTGTGCCTCGTCCAGGATAATAGTCCCAAAACTCTTAGCCAAATCTGCACTATGCTTAGCAAGGGTTTGGATGTTGGCAACTGTGATGAAATGGTCTTCGTGGTCCATTCGTCCACCACCAATAAGTCCGCACGGCGTCCCGAATAAGACGGTGATTTCTTCGCACCACTGGTCGCGGAGTGCTGCGGTGTGGGTAATAACAAGAGTTTTTTGTCCGAACTTGTGTGCAAGGTGTAAGGCTGTAAAAGTCTTTCCCCATCCCACAAGGGCATTGATAAAGCACGTGTCGTCGATTGGGTCATAAACCACTTGTTGTTCGGGTCGTAGAGGATATTTAGGCGTTGGGAAAGGTACATCCTCACATACTCGTTTATCAATGATTTCATAGTCTTCAGGCACTAAGTCTAGGCGACCTTGTGGGATTGACAGTATGCCTTTGGGCAGCACTTTGTAGTTTTTGATACTTTCCACTGTGGCAAACTGCTTTGACCCAGTGTCTTTTTTGATTTTGTATGTTAGCTCTTTGATAACCTTTTTAGTGTGTTCTACCCCAGGGTTATCCATGTAAATGCGATTTGATATTACTGCTTTAGGCATCCACTATTCCAAAACATTCTTTTATATCGTCCCGAATCTCACGCAGTGCATCATATGTCCACTCGCAAGCTAATTCACCACTAGCACTATTACCAACTGGAATACGGTACGTTTCAATTTTGTCAATGCACTCTTGCGCGGTAAGTTTAACTAGCTGCTCAATAAATTTGGTTTGTGCTTCCCAGCTATCGCCGCCAGCACTAGCTGCTTTATCCCAAAGCGATCTGATTTTATCATTCATACCATTCTCCAACTATCTGGCTTAACTGTTTCACAAAAGCCATAAAATAAAAATCCTAAACCAAGGTTTAGTACTCTAGCATACTGTTCGTGCTCACTAGGGCGATGTAGTGATAAGAACCGTGAACTAATGCCTTCCAGTTCAATCACACATCCTAGACCATCCGCAGGTAAAACTTGTTTGATCTTCCTTGTAGTCAGTTTGGCGCGAGTATTTTTTTCGTATTGAAATACTCGCCCACTACTGTCAATAAACCAAGCTGTTGATTTGCCCAACTTGATTAAATCAGCCAGCAAGTATACGGCAGTGCGAATAGGGTAAAGCTTTTCGCCTTGCGCTTTTAGCGCTAACCTGCGTAACCCTAGGGTCGGCTGTGGCAAGTTCTTGTCGTCTACTAACCTAGCAGTAAGGCTAGTAACATTATTGTTGTCTACGTACTCTGTGTAAAAGAAAACAAGCCCGTCACGCTGTACGGGCTGTTTATCTGCTAATTTAAATACGGGCCAAACTATCTCCGACAACGTGGTAAACTTCTTCAAAGTGTCCAAAGCTATAGTCCTGTCCAATATCTTGATCTACACCAATTGGTGAGTTAGGGATTTCACAACCCCACTTGTGCTGTGTATTACGCTTTAGGATTTCGCAGTATTCTTCAACACAGTCATCACGAACAATGGCAACAACAGAGTCATGTACCAGCATAAAGATTTTAGCGTCTAGCCCTTTCGCCGCAATCTCATTTGCTGTTCGCATAGCTCCAAGTAAGTTAACATCGGATGCAAGACTTTGTACTTCGGCGTTGATTCCACTACGCACTTCGTGAGCGGCAATGCCTTTATCCGCGCTAAAGACATTAGGTAGTCTGCGTTTCCGACCAAAGAATGAGTATGTGTAACCATTAGTTTCAATAAATCGTTTGCGATCATCAAGCCATTTCTTTAGCTTGCTGAATTTAGTAAAGTATTGTTTAATATCGTCGCGGGCTTGTTCAACTGGATAGCTCTCACCTTCTGGCAATCCTTTAGTAACAGTTGCGGCAACTTTGTTAGCCCCCGAACCATAAAGAATACCAAACGAAATAGCCTTTGCACTTTGACGCATAGAGCCATACAGCTTTTTAACGTCTTCAACAGCACAAGGCAAGTTAAATACCATTTTAGCAATTGTTGAGTGAAAGTCACCACCGCTAGAGAAAACTTCTTGCAAGTTCTTGTCACCACTCAACACAGCAGCGTAATACATTTCTGCTGTTGTCAAGTCTTGAGAAACAATCTTGTAGCCTGGTGGGGCTTGCAAGCAACCCTTGATAATTGGGTCATCACGAGGAATCTGTTGAGCATTAAACTTACCGCTAGAACTAAGACGTCCACTAGTAGTAAAGATCAAGTTGAAGTTTGTACGAATACGCCCATCACGATCAATTTCTGGTAGAATCTTAGAAATATAAGTATTCTGAATCTTGCCCAGCTGACGAACTTTTAGAATCGCCGCTGGCAGTGCATGCTCTTCGGACAACTCACCGAGCACTTCTGCATCGGTCGAAACTGCTCCGGTAGCTGTCTTTTTACCAGTAGGAGCAAGCCCCAGGTAATCGAAAAGCACAACACGAAGCTGCATAACTGAGTTAGGGTTAAAGATTTTTCCACTGTCGCGCTCATACTGTTTTACTGCCTCAAAACTATAAACAACTTTTTTGGCTTCCTCAATCTCATAGTCCAAGTACTTACTAGCAGCAGCCATACGCTCTGTGCTAACGGGAATACCTACTTCTTCCATGTCCATAAGGAACAATGTACCTGGAATCAGGATTTCACTGTAAACCTTGCGTAGCTTTTCGTTCGCTTGAACAATAGGCCAGAATTTATGGAAAAGGTCAAAAGTAACGGCAGTGTCAATACTAGCGTACTTAGCGATTGTTTCAAACGGGATAAGGTCATAAGTAAAGTCATCCTGAAGCATACCGTGACTTGCACAGTATTCTTTCTTAAAGCTGTCTAGCTCACTGTCATAATCGCCATAATCGGTGTACTTTAGGGCCAGCGGCTTCAGACCATGACTGTCGGTTTCATCCAACACATAGTGCATAACCATTGTATCGTGTACTCGATCACGCGGAAAGTCGATGCCAAGGTGATACTTAATCATCTTGAAGTCGAACTTCATGTTGTGAAACACTGGATGGAATGTATTAGCAATTTTTTGTAGCAGTGCAATACACAACTCATCTAAACAATCGGTTTCAATATAACGACCCTGATGAGTTTTGTATGTTAGAGACAATCCAAGTACGTAACCGTCGCGTGGGTAAAGTGCAGTTGTTTCTGTGTCCCAAGCAACAAAACCTTGTGCATTATCCAAGATTTCGCGTAAGTAACGCTTGGCTTCTGCTGTGTCCTGAATACCAGCATAATCGCCACTGGTTGTAGTAGGTTTAAGCTCACCTTTGATGTACTTGTGAATTTTGTCACAAGCACGCTGAAAGTCTGGTTTGCCCTCTGGCTTAAAACTCAACATGGCTGGATTCGAGATAGCAATAAACTTATCGTCTACTAACTGGCCTGCCATGTTTGTGACGGATGTAATCTTGGCATACTCTTTGGCGGCTTCCGCACCCACCAAGATAACGTAATCGTACTCAGTTAAATCAACCTCTAGGTCAACATCTTTTTTCAGCAATTTAGTAATTGGCACTGAACTCATGTGATAGTGATCGAATTCAAACTCGAAATAATCACTATAACGTGTGCGATTGGGTGCTTTATCAATTAGCGCAA